ATTAATCTTTATGAGTTAGGCAACGATACTCCAGTTAACATCTACGAAGAGATGGAGAACTTGGTGGAAGATAGAGGCAACAACCCATTGACAGAATTTGGAATGATGGGGCCACATCCTAAAGTTAACGAGATCTATGGATCATTACTAAGAGCAGGAAACATAACTGTTATAGTAGCTAGATCTGGAGTTGGAAAAACTCAGTTCTGCATGGACTACTCCACTAAAGTTAGCCTTGAGTATGATGTACCTGTATTGCATTTTGACAACGGTGAAATGAGTAAGGAGGAGCTTATAATGAGACAATGTGCAGCATTGTCTGGCGTACCCATGCATCTCTTAGAGAGCGGTAAATGGAGACAAGCTGGCAAAGATGTAGTTGCTAAAGTAAGAAGCGTTTGGCCTAAAATAAAAGAATTAAAGTTTTATTACTATAATGTCGGAGGCATGGATGTTGATTCAATGGTCAACACACTTAAAAGGTTTTACTACTCAAAAGTAGGAAGGGGAAACAAAATGGTTTTCTCTTTTGATTATATTAAAACAACATCAGAATCATCCGCTAATAAGTCAGAGTGGCAGATAGTTGGAGAAATGGTGGATAAATTTAAGAAGTGTGTTCAAAAGGAAATCATATATGAAGGAGAGCCTGTCATACCTATGATTACTTCTGTTCAGTCTAACAGGTATGGCATAACAAATAACAGAACAGCTCAGTCAATAGTTGATGATGAATCAATTGTTTCACTATCAGATAGAATCACTCAATTCTGCTCCCACATGTTTATATTAAGAAACAAAACCGCAGATGAGATAGAGTTAGAAGGGCCGCAGTTTGGTACTCATAAATTGATAAATGTAAAAGCAAGACACCTTGGCAGTGATATTGCTGGTGCAGTTGAGCCAGTTAGAATCAATGACGCTTTAAGAAAAAATTCAATTAATTTAAATTTTATTAATTTTAATATAAGTGAGTGTGGAGACTTAAGGGATATAGCTAGGAGATTAAATGGAGAAGTTGACTTAAACACAGAAGGAGATGAAGAAACAATCCCAGACTTTGACCAGTTCTGAGCAATTCCAGGAGATATTAGAGAGCTTAGGCTACAAGCTGATTGACTGCGGGGATCACTGGAGAACACAAGCTCTTTATAGGGATGGAGACAATAAAACAGCCTTAAAAATCTACAAGAATACAGGTGTATGGATGGATTTTGTTGAAAACAAAGGATCTAAACCTTTTGAGGCTTTACTAAAAGCGACCTTAAAAGATAATACCACAGATTTAAAAAGTGTATTATCTAAAGTAAATCTTAGTGATGTAAAAACTTACAAGAAAAAAGCTACATTAGAAATGGAAAAAATTTATCCTGAAGACTGTCTGCAAAATTTATTCCCAAACTATAAATTTTATAATAACAAGTTGATATCAGAGCAAACTCAGAAAAAGTTTGATGTTGGTTTAGCTGGTGTGGGCAAAATGTATAGAAGAATGGTTTTCCCGATATATAATAGAGAAAAACAAATTATTGGTTTTTCAGGAAGGAAAGTAGATGACAACAATAATTATCCTAAATGGAAACACATAGGAAAAAGAAACAGTTGGGTTTACCCAGCATTTAATTTAAAAACCGAAGTAGCCGAATCTATTGTAGAAAAACAAGAAGTTATTTTGATTGAAAGTATAGGAGATGCATTAGCATTATATGAACAAGGTATTAAAAACATTTTGGTTATTTTCGGCTTGTCTGTTAACAGCAATATTATTTCTTATCTTAGTGGTATGCCAATCAATCGGATTATTATTTCTACTAATAATGACGACCATAGTGAGGACAATAGAGGATTTATTGCAGCGATTAAAAATTATTTAAAATTATCACAGTACTTTGATTTAAATATATTAAGTGTAAAATTCCCACCAAAACCATATAATGACTTTGGTGATGCTCATGTAGCAAAATATAATTTAAAAGATTGGTTATCTGAAGAGATAGATCAATCGAAACAATTAGATTATATTTTAAAATTTGTTAAAAACAACACTCCTTGCTTCACTAAAAAAGAGATAAAGAATTCCTTAGTGTTAAGCAATGAATCCTCCTGATACACCACTTTCTGCAAGCAGGATCAAGACCGCACAGTCTTGTTCTTGGCTATATTGGTGTAAGTACAAGCTAAATTTACCCGATAAAAGTAATGATGGCGCTAAGAGAGGCTCTATATGCCATTTAATCTTTGAACTACTAGGAGAGAAGAAGAGAAAAAAATATTATAACAAAATTGTAAAAGCTCAAGACATCTTTGCAGTTCCATCTATAAAAAGGCTAGTCATGAAACATGCTGTTAGAGATGAGGTGGACGACCCTGAAAACATAGAGCTTATAAAAGAAATGACCTATAATGGTCTAACTTATGATTTCTTTGGCGGTGACTTAGGTAAACCAACAAAAGAATATTCTGAAAAAGATTTTGAAATAGTTAAAAATGATGGAGAAGTATCCTATAAGATAAGAGGGTTTATAGATAAGTTGTTTCTCTATAAGAAGAAAAAGTTTGCTTTGATTAGAGATTTTAAAACAAGTAAGTCTGTTTTCAAAGGTAAGGACGCAACAGACAACTTACAAGACCTAATGTACAGTCTTGCTGTAAAAAATTTATTTCCAGAATATTCCGAAAGAGTAAGTGAATTTTTATTTTTAAAATTTGATTTAGATAACCAGTCATCCAACTCAGGCTTGATGCAAATGAAACCCTTAGATGATGAAGAATTATATGGCTTTGAGCTGCAATTGACAGAAATACAAAAGTATTTAGATAATTTTTCTCGTAAGCATGCCGAATCTAATTTTGCCGCTTATAAAGGCTTTCCTAATGATGGCTCTTTTACTGGCAAATTACTTTGTGGTTTTGCTAAACAAAAAGGAGAACTTAAATTAGATGGCAGTCCCAAATGGCACTGTTCTATGAAGTTTGATTTTTTTTACTATCATGTCAAAAATAAAAATGGAGATGTTATAGCTTCTTATTTTGAAGAAGATTTTACAGAAGATTTAGTTCCAGATGGTTGTAGCTATGAAATTAAATATTATGAGGGTTGCCCTGCACATTGTTATTGACAAGAGTAGAATATAGGGTACTCTTACGGAATGCTTCCAGTATTCAAATCAACATACTCAATAGGTAAAAGTATATTAACTATAGAGAAAATATTAGAGCTTCATAAAACCCAGGAAAATAAGTTTCTTTTATTAGTTGAAGACTCTATGACTGGCTTTGTAAAGTGCCATAACTTATGCAAAGAACTTGATATTCATTTAGTGTTTGGCCTTAGGTTGACTTGCTGTAACGATGTAGAAGAAGATGATTATAATTCAGATCACAAAATTGTAATACTAGCAAAAAATGATGATGGCTGTAAGCTTTTAAATAAAATTTACTCCTTCAAAGAACTTGAAGGTAACAGTAAAGTAGATTTTAGTTATTTAAATTCTATTTGGGAGCAAGACAATTTAGATTTAGTAATACCATTTTATGATTCTTTCATACATCAGAATCAGTTTTACTTAAAAAATTGTGTACCTGATTTTACTAGCATAAAGCCAAACTTTTGGACGGAGCAGAACAACTTGCCTTTCGACCCTATACTTAATCAATATGTAAATGACTACTGCAAGGATAAACATGACATTCAAAATGTTAAAAGCATTCTTTATGAAAACAAAAATGATGTTGAGGCTTTACAAACATATAAAATAATTTGTGGCAGAAAATTTGGCAGACCTTCTACTTTGAGCTGTCCAAACTTAGACCACTTCGGTAGTGATGAGTTTTGTTTTGAATCATATACAAAATTGAGTAATGACAAATAATAATTTAAGATTTGATAAAAATCAAAGATACGTAATTTTTGATACTGAAACTGAGGGTTTAAATTTAATAAAATCTCGGCCTTGGCAGGTTGCTTGGATTTTAGCGGAAGGAGATAAGATAATTGCAAAATCTGATAGATTTATCCACTGGCCTAACCTAAACGTATCAGAGGGAGCTGCAAAAGTTACAGGGTTCTCTATGAAAGAGTACAGCAAAAAAAGCTTAGCGCCGAATAAGGTTTGGGAGGAGTTTTCTGAAGTTCTTTTTGACAAAAGAAACTTAATTGTAGGTCAAAACTTATTAGGTTTTGATGTTTATATGGTTGATGTTTGGCGTAGAGCAATGGCTCGTGATTTAGACCAAGAATATATAAATAGAATTATTGACACAAAGGCTTTAGCTACAGCCATAGCAAAAGAAATACCATACAATGGTGAAAATTTTATAAGCTGGCAGTACAGGCTTTTGAATTACAGAGAAAGAGGTCTTAAAACATCTCAAGGGTTCTTGTTGAAAAAATATGATATACCTCATGATCCTAAAAAACTTCATGATGCTATGTATGATATTGAAATGAACTTTAAGATTTTTAAAAAACAGTTATTTGATTTAGAGCTATGAACATAAAAGAATATACAGCTTATGATGTTCCATTTCCAGTTGGTGTAAAACTACCAGAAATTAACATAGAAAAAAAATACTATGATGAAGTTGGAGCTACACAAGACGCAAGTAATTATCAATTCCTAAGAAAACTTTGCTTTGAGAAAGTTAAACAAAAAGGTATAGACACAAAAGATAATGCTGAGATTTATTATGCTAGATTAAAAGAAGAGCTTGATATATTTAAAGAACTTGGTTTTATTGATTATGTTTTACTCAACTGGGACATTATTAATTTTTGTATAGAAAACAAGATACCAGTTGGAGCTGGTAGAGGTAGTGCTGCGGGGTCATTAGTTCTTTATGTAATTGGTGTTACTGATATAGACCCAATAGAGCATGATTTATTTTTTGAGAGATTCGTATCTAAGAGTCGAGCTAGAAAAATAGAACATAAAGGGGAAATCTATCTTGATGGAAGTTTGCTGGCTGATGTTGATAACGATATCTCTTACGATAGAAGAGCTGAGGTCATAGAATATATTGAAGAAAAATTTAAAGGCAGAACATCTAAAATTTTAACCCTCAATACTCTCAGTGGAAAGCTATGCATGAAAGAGTGTGGCAAGATAGTAGAAGAGCTTTCTGAAACTAATGTAAATATAATCAGCGATAGCATACCAAAACACTTTGGAAAAGTTGCATCTTTAGATGTTGCTTATGAAGAAAGTGAGTCTTTTAAAAAGCATGCAAAAAAATACAGCAAAGCTTTTGAAATAGCCAAAAAGTTAGAAGGTCTTAATAAGAATACAGGAGTTCATCCTTCGGGCATTTCAATATCATATTATGATTTAAATGACATAATGCCATTACAGTTAACTAATGACGGAGCTTTAGTTTCTGGGTACGATATGAATGATGTCGCTAGCTTGAGCGTCAAGTTTGATATCTTAGGTCTTAGAACATTATCTGTTGTGAATGATGTTTGCCAACAGTTAGGTATAGCTCAATCATCTATAGATCCTCATCACCCATCAATCTATGCTGCATTAAAAATATTAAAAAGTCCTCAAGGACTATTTCAAATTGAAGCTGAAACAAACTTTAAAGTTTGTCAAACTATAGCTCCGCAAAACCTAGAGCAGCTATCTGCTGTTGTAGCTATTGCGAGACCTGGAGCTTTAGATTTTAAAGATTTATATGCCGATTATGTCAGAACTGGTGAGTTCCAGTCTGTTCATGAATATTTTGATGACATATTGAGCTATACTGGAGGCATCCCGTTGTACCAAGAGCAGTTGATGAAGATGGCTGTAAAGGTAGGATTTAGCCTAGACGAATCTGAACAGTTAAGAAGAATTATTGGTAAGAAAAAAGTTGATCAGATGCCAGCTTGGAAAGCAAAAATCGAGGATAAGATAAAAGAAAATGATTTAGATCCCAAGATAAGTGAAGTTCTGTGGAAAGTTGCCGAGGATTCCGCGAACTACTCTTTTAACAAATCTCACTCTATAAGCTATGCTTATTTAGCTGCTGTAACTGTGTACTTAAAATTTAATCATCCTCAAGAGTTCTTTTTGAGCTTGTTAAAGTATGCTAAGTATGAGCCTAATTCTCATGAGGAGATAGCTAAAATAAGCCAAGAGCTTTCTTACTTTGATATAAAACTTCTTCCACCAGACTTAAATAAATCTGATATTGATTTTAAGATAGAAGGCAAAGATATAAGATATGGTTTAAACTCTATCAAAGGTGTTTCAGATAAAGTGTTGCTGTCTCTTTTAGAGTTTAGAGAAGATTCTTTCGACAATAAGTATGAAGTATTTATTTCTGCCAAACAGGCAGGTCTTAATATTGGAGTCCTGTCTGCTTTGATTCAAGCGGGCCTTTTAGATTCTTTTGTTTCTACAAATAGGTGTAGATTAGTGCTTGAAGCTCAAACATTTAATATACTAACAGATAGAGAAAAAAGAAATTTTATAGAGCTAGGTGAAAAATACAATTTTGATATTCTAACCTCAATACATGATAGCTATAAAAATAAAGCTGTTGGAGATGACAACAGAGCGCTCTTCGCAGAGCGTAGGTTTCAAACTTTTAAGAAAAAGTATGAACCATATAAGAATATTTATGAGATGAATAAAAGCCATATAAAATATGCTAATTGGCACTTTGAAGAAAAGCTACTTGGCTATAGTTACTCTCATAAGCTTCGAGACATTTTTGACTGCGGTGACGATTTTACCTCGGCAGGACAAGTGATAGATGATAGAGATAATTTTACCCCCGAAATAACAAATGTTAAATTTGTTGGATCGCTAGTAGATATAATAAAAAGAACTAGTAAAAATGGCAATAAGTATGCTAGATTACAATTACAAGATGAAAGTGGCACTCTTAATGGTTTATTTTTGGATTCTGGTAGAGAACAAAGATTAACAAATTATATGAATTCAGGTAAAAAATTACCAAAA